GGTTAAAAGCTCTTGGGTTTACATTTGTAAATTTACATGAGAGTTATGGTCAACAAAAAAAACCTTTTTACGAATTTCTGAGGATTGCCTAGATGTGTGTTGGTGCTGCATTATTAGGAGGTGTTAATACCGCAGGTGCAGCGTTAGCATTTAATGTTGGTTTGGGTCTTACTGTAGCCAATGCTTTTACTCAAAGGGCTGCTGCCAAAAGTGCAGCTAATCAAACTTATAATCAAGCATTACTAGCTAACCAATCAGCAGAAGATGATAAAAGAAGAAAACAAGCAGCACTAGCAGAACAAAAACGAGCTAAAGAAGTACAAGACGCACAAAATATATTTGCTAAAAACATAGAAGCTTTAAGAGCTAATAGAGCTATAATTGCATCAGAACGTGCAGGTACAACTATAGGATTATTATTAATGGATAATGAAAGACAAGCTGCTAATTACAGAGAATCAATAAATCAATCATTAGAATCATTTAGAAGACAATACGATAGAAATATACTTGAAACAGAAGCACAGTTTCAAAATAGAAGAAATGATTTACAAAGTAATATTAATCAAGCATATAATCAAATACCTACTCTTGGACAGACTTTATTAAATATAGGCACAGGTGCTTTAAATCAGTATGCCTTACTTAGATAATTATGAGTAGCAGTTTTCAATCTACCGCAGCAACAAATATTTACGATAGTCCTGTAGATACTTTTGTTCGACCTGTAAGGGTTTTACCCAAGACAGGTATTATGGATTTGGCAGAAACTTTAGCTTCTGTAAATACTAATTTAAGACCTTTTTTAAATCAAGAAATAACTAAAGGTGTAGAGAAAGAAAAGAGAAGAGCTACTAAAGATAGGATTTTTGCTGAAATAAATGGTGGAGAGGTTGCGAAACTATCTAATGATATTAGAAAAAAAGATGGAAATGACGCAGCAAGAAAAATTATTGGTGGTAGTAGGGTATATAGACAACAATATGAAAAGGCAGGGGTGCAGCTAGAAGCACTGAAATTTAAAGGTAATTTTGAAAATGCTTATGATGCTGCAAGAATAGATACAGGTAAAGTAGATAGCAATGGACAACCTATATTTAAGTTTTTAAGAGAGTTTTCTAGCGACTCAGATGAATTTAAGGATTGGAGACAAAACTATTTAAACAAATCACTACAAACATTTACAGATGAAGGAATAGATCCAGATATTGTAGATGAATTTTTTATACCAACTGTTCAAGAAGAATTATTTAATATTACAAATTATGCTACTGAAAAGAATCAAGCTTTTAATTTTACAAAATTACAAAACAAAGTACCAGAAGTTTTAGATAGTGCAGCAACTTTTTTTGTTCAAGGTAAAGATGAAGAAGGCGGTAAAGTAATTGCAGGTTTTTTACAGGATTTTTATAACGCAGGTATTACAGGAGAAGATGCAAATAAGATGTATAAACAAATTGTTAAAGGTGCTTTTAATAAGGCTAGGTTGCTGGTAGACCCTTCAAAAGAAAAAAGCTTTCAACTTGCAGAAGATTTTGCAGATAGGATTTTAAGATCAATACCTTATGGAGATAAAAACTTAACAACTCATAGTACATATTTAGATGAAGCAGCAAAGTTTGATTCAGACTATACAGACTTAGCACTTAAAAAACTTAGAAATAAAGATAAAATAGATGCTGAAAAAAATAAAAATTTAATTAAAAATGAATGGAAAAGTTTTAATGCTATAGAAATTACAGAAGAAATGAGTGTAGATCAGAGAACACAAGTACAACTAGAAAAACAAAGAAGATATAAGGAATTACTTAACGACCCTTTGTTTGGTGGGGTAGATGAACAAAAATATATACAGCAGTTAGGAGAGTCAGATAATTACAATCTTTTAAATGAAATAATACCTGCTTTAGAAAACAAAATTAGTCTTGGTGCTTTTGATGGTTATGACGAAGTTTTGGAAAAAGAGATAAGCCATATAGAAATGAATCATGCGACATTAGATGATGAAGCAGTTAAAGCAATAAAAGAATTAAAAACTTTTGCAAGAAACAGTAAAGGTTTAGGAGAGAAGGTAGAGACAAGTAAAAATAAAATTATGAAGATTGTAAATGATAACTTAGGTACAAGTACAAAAGCTAGTTTCTTTGGTCTAGGTAAAGGTAAAGTTGACTTTCAAACATCTACTAAAATTAATTTTGAGGTACAAAAACAAGTAACAAAATATTTTAAAGATTACATAAAAGAAAACAACAGATTGCCTTCAAGTTTAGAAGTACAAAAAATGGAAGAGCAATTTACAATACAATCTTTAGGAGCAAACGATATAGGAGATTTTGAAGAAATAGCAAAACAACAATATCCTGATACAATCAATCCATTTTTACCTTTACCTAAACCAGTTAATTTAAAAAGAACAGTACCAGATGGAAGCTTTGGCATAGGTTCAAAAAAAGATGATGACTTTACAAAAAAAGGAGAAAAAGGAAGCGTTGATAGCGGTAAGGATAATAACTTCTTAGAAGATGGTATGGATTTTAGTAATGTTGAAGGTGGTGCTTTTAGTGAAGGTGGTGCTACAACAGTTGACGTTAGTTCTGGCGATACCTTATCTGGTTTTGCAAATGACTTAGATACTTCTGTTGAAGCTATAAAAAAAGCAAATGGAATGACAACTGATGAAATTCAGATAGGAGATGTCTTAGTGATTCCAGAAGGTATTACTGACCCTAATAAAGTAGATGCTCCTAAGTTTGACATGAATAAACTGATTACAAGTAAAGATCACCCATTTAATCCTGTAAGAGAAAAACATAATTTCCAAGTTATTTATAATATTGCCAAAGGAATAGGTATTAAGTTTCCAGAACTTGTAGCTGCACAGGCTATGGAAGAAACAGGTTTTGGTAAAGATCAATCAGCAGATAACAATTTCTTAGGACTTAAAGCTACATCTTCAGAAGTTGCAAGAGGTCAATCTGAAAGAAAGATGACTACCGAAGATAGAGGTCAAGGTAGAAAGCCAGAACTAGCAAACTTTAAAACATTTGACAATATCAGAGAAATGATGATGCAATACAAGAAAGAATGGAACGATAACTTCTTAGGTAGAAAAGGTATAGTAAATGCAAAGAGTATTGAGGAAGCAATTAAAATGCTACAAGCTGAAGATTATGCAACAAATAAAGATTATGATAAAAATGTATTAGACATTATTGATCGTGCTATCAAAGAAGGTTGGTTTTAAACTATGACAGACTCAAATCTACAAAATACAGTACCAGAAGGAGCTTTTGGTATTGGGTCTAAAAAAACTGATGACTTCACAGAAAATGAAAAACTAAGAAACTTTGGCATAAAGGATATACCTAAAGCTTTATATGAACAGTTAAAAAAGAACTCAGGTGCAATCGTTTTACCAAATCAAATTACAGAAGAAGTTATACAAAAAGCTGCCAAGACTCAAGATGAATTTTTAAAACCAAGATCAGAAGAAGAAGAAACATTTTTTAGAGCAACAGCAGCAGGTATTGTTGATATACCAAATGAAATAAAACATATAAGTGATTACTTACAAGGTAATCCTTATGACCCAAATGAATTGATTGATCTTAAGGCTTTAGGTCTTGAAAAAGAAGGAGATATGGATAATGCAGCCTATCAAATATTTAAGTTTGGTTCTGGATTTTTGATACCCTATGCAGGTTTTAATAAGGCTTTGAAAGGTATAAAAGGTATAAAAGCATTACAAGGTATAAAAAATTATGACAAGATTGCTACTGGTGCTAGATGGTTTACAGCAGGTGGAGCAGCAGATTTTGTTGGTGTAGATGCTTATGACGAAAACTTATTTAACTTTCTTGCTGATATAGAAAGTCCTGTAGTAAACAATAGATTTGTAAGACCTATAGTTGAATATTTATCTGCACCCGAAAGACCAGAAGAAGGAGATGAAAGTAATTTTGGAGAAGCAAAACTTAAGCAGTTTTTAACAGGTACAGTTTTTGGAGAGACTATTGGAATTACAGGATTAGCAGCAACCAAAGGTTTACCTAAATTAAAAAGTGTATTAGAACCTTACGCTATAAGGTTGATTGATGACGTTACAGGTGGTCCTAATATATTAAATCCAGAACAGATGGCTAATAGAACTATTCAGCTATTGAAAGATATAAAAAATGACCCAACTAGATTAGAGTTTGCTAAAAAACAGATTGCAAGATTAAAAAAAGCAACTCTTGTAGGTAGTGAAGAATTTTCAGATGAATTTACAAAAGTATTAGATGACCTACCTAAGTTTGATGAAATAGCACCAAAAACAAAAGTAACGAAAAAAACAAAAACAAAAGCTACTGATTTGCCTTTACAGCAATCAAAACCTAATCCTAAAATTTGGAATGATGTAGAAAGTATTACTGATGATACATGGAAAGCTACAGGTAAAGTACTAAATAGAATTGTTATACCTGATGATTTTTCAGTAGAAGCTGCAAGTGCTTTGGGATATGATGAACTACTGCCTTTAGTCATAAAAATAGCAAAAAAGATTAGCCCGAATGACCCAGAAAAACACATGAGGGTTATTTATCTTGGTGCAATAAAAGAACAAAAAAGATTAGCTAAAAATGTAACTCAATACATGACAGATATAGAACAAGCTTTCATGCTTGGAGAAGACATACCAGATGAACTATTACAGAATTGGTCAGAAGATATATCAAGAATGATAAATCTTGCAGGTCCAACTAAAAAGATAAGTAATGAAACAGCAGGTACAGTAAGAGTTAATCAACTTATAGATGCAGAACCTAAAGATGTTGCTCGTAAGACAGTTGATGAAGAAGTAGGAGCAGGTATTGGTGGTGGAGAAAAAACTGCTGATAGAGCCACAAAAGAGAAGTTTCGTACAACTACAAGAGATTTAGTAGAAAAAACAAAAAAAGAAATAACTGAACAAAAATTAATACCAACAAAAGAAGAATTATATGAAGGTATGCAGACTTACATAAAAAATAATGATATTGAAGGTTTGCTAGGTATTACAAGAAAGGTATTGGCTATGCAAGGAGACAGCAAAAAAATAAGCAAGCTTGTTAAAGGTTTTGGATTTGGAGATGCAGTAGGTAAAACCTTAAGAATTAGTAATGAGTTATTTATTAATAATTTACTTTCAGCACCAGAAACACAAATTATCAATATAGTTGGTTCTTTATTTAACGTAGCTCTTGGTCCTTTAGACCTTGCAGCAGGTAGCCCAATATTAGACAAACAAATGAAAATAAGGGCAGCTAGAGAGCTTGTTTCTATATTTACATCTATGAAGGATAGTTTGACAGCAGCAGGTAAGGCACTATGGCTTGATAAAAATATTCTTGATGAAAGAAGAATGTTTGGTACACAAGATGCTTATGAAAGATATGCAATAAGAATGTCAGGAGATTCTTTATTTGCAAAAAGTATTAATTTATTTGGTCATGGTATAAGAGTGCCTTCTAGATTTATGATGGCAGGTGACGAATTTATAAAACAAACTGCATTTCGTTCATTTTTGATGGGAGAACTTGCAGAGCAAGCAACAAAAAAAGGACTTACAGGTAAAAGTTTTAAAATATATGTTGACAGCAATTTTAAAGAAATTACAGATATTGTTAATACAAGAAGTTTTACTAGAGGACAAGATACTGCTTTTCCTGATTTTGTACCAAATGAAAATATTTTAGACTCATACACAAGAGCTTTAGATTATTCAGCAGACAGAACATTTACAACTGAATTAGGCAAAGGATTTGGTATTCATGGTTTTGGTTCAAAATTTAATCAAGATATAGCAAAAATTTTAAAGTCTTCAGCATTGAAGCCCTTAGTTCCTTTTGTCACTACACCTGTAAATATAGGTAAGCAAGTTTTAAGAAGAACAGGTTTACCTGATCTTGGAACTTTAGTTAAAGGTATGCCACCTAAATACAACCTAACAATAGGAAGGATTTTAAAAGAACATAATGATAATTTATTAAGTGAAGATTTGGCTACTGCTTATAGAGCTAATGGCGAAGCTACTATGGGTGCTGCAATATGGGCTTATTTTATAGGTTTAGCAGCACAAAGAAACAATCCAGAAGCAGAGTTAGCTCTTATTGGTGGTGGTCATCATAATAGATGGTTAAGAGAAGGAGAAAAAAGAACTGATGAACTACCTTACAGTTTTAGACTTTTACAAAAAGATAAAGATGGCAACATAATTAGAGGAGATAATGGTTTACCAAACTATGAATATATAGACATTTTTTCTCGATTAGAGCCAATAGGCGGTATGCTTATGATCGCAGGGGATATGGAGTATTGTAGTGATTTTGTAAGTGATGAAGACTATAAAAATGCTGCACAATGTCATATAGCTTTACTTTCAAGAAACTTAAATAATAAATACATGATTCAAAATATTGCACAGATGATTGATCTTACAAGTGATGTTAATGGGTTGAGAAGATTTTATCAAGTACCAGTAAATTACATTACAAATCTTGTACCTTATTCTTCTCTTTGGAGAAGTATTACCAGAGCTAGAGGAGAAGAATGGTATGACGAATTAACGAAAAAAACATTTAAAGGTAGATTTCCTAAAAGAAAAACAAAGTTTAGAAAAGGTGATTTATTTCCACAAGAAGAAAGAACAGAAGATAGAGGAGACTACACAGAAGATTATGAAGAATTTGAAGGCAATGATTTTGGTAGTTTAAAACTTTCAAACAATCCTTTTAAAGATATAGATACTTTTAGCACAATGATAATGAGAAATTTACAAGATCAAACATCAGGATTTAGTGCAGATATTGAACCCATAAGAAGCATAACAACAGGCAGAATTGCAGAGTACCCCGAAGGTGCTTTCTTTGGTGACTACTTCAACCCTTTTAAATATAAAAAAGAAAAAGATAATCCTATAGATGAATATTTAAGAAGAATACAATTTAAAGTAGTACCTCCTAGTGATGTTATACCATTTGACAATGAAGGAAATGGTATTAATTTAGATACAAATGCTTACAACAAACTTACAGGTCTTATTCCAAACATACCTATAAATTTTAAAGGTAGAAATCCTGTATTTGACCCTAAAAATGGTAAACGATTTGGTGAAATGATTTTAGAACTATCAAGAGATAAAACAAATATAAAAGCTTTGAAATACCTTGAAAGTGATGATTCTGGTGCTATAGATGCTCAAGCTACTTTAAAAAATAAAGATAAGATAAGAAAAGAATTACAAAAAAAAGTGAGAGATATTTATAAAGTATATAAAGAAGCTGCGATAGAATATTACAAAGAATTTATTTTAGACCCAGAATTGAAAAAACAAGCAGAAAATGAAACTAGAAGAGCTAATGAAGATATAATGAGAATAATTAATCCAATAGTTAATGACTAATCATGGCTACTAACACCACAGCAACAGCAACTACACATACTGGTAATGGTAGTACTAATAACTTTGCAATATCTTTTTCATTCTTAGCAAACGCAGAAATAGATGTAACAGTAGCAGGGGTTTTAAAAACATTAGATACACATTATACGATTAGCGGTTCAACTGTTACCTTTACTTCTGGTAACACCCCTGCTAATGGTGCTGCTATTAAGTTTCAAAGAGATACAAATATTAGTGCAAAGAAAGTAGATTTTGAAGATGGTAGTGTTTTAACAGAAACAGATTTAGATACAAATACAGATCAGATATTATTTGCTCAACAAGAGATTACAGATAAATTAGCAGGTATAGAAGAAGGAGCTACAGGAGATCAAACAGCAGCAGAGATTAGAACATTAGTAGAGAGTGCAACTGATAGTAATGTCTTTACTGACGCAGATCATTCTAAATTAAATGCTATTGAAGCTGCTGCTACAGCAGACCAAACCGCAGCAGAAATAAGAACACTTGTTGAAAGTGCTAGTGATAGCAACGTATTTACTGATGCTGATCATAGTAAGTTAAATGGTATTGAAGCAGGTGCAACTGCTGACCAAACTGCTGCTGAAATACGAACTCTTGTAGAATCAGCAACCGATAGTAATGTATTTACAGATGCAGACCATACAAAAGTAAACAATGCTGTAACTCTTACAGATGCACAAACACTTACTAATAAAACATTAACAACACCTGTTATTAACGATCTTAGTGGTACTGCTGTTGTTACTTCTGGTACTTCTACAAGTGATAATAAAGTCTATTCAGCTAAACGTGCAGGGGAAATATTTTATGGAAAAGATACTGTAGGAGAAATACAATCAGGTGAAACTTGGAGTAGTGCTGATGATAAGGTTGCTACAACTGCTGCTATAGATGCAAGAATTATAGATTTAGTAGATGATGTTGGTGGTTTTGTACCGATTGCAAGTGAAACAGTTTTTCCTAATGCAAACCCTGATGTTAATAATGGTGCTGGAACTCTTGTAAGTATTAAATCAATAGGTACAAGTAGAACACCATCAAGCGGTACTGTAACTATTGCAAATGGAAATGCTGCAAACAACGCAACAATTACTATTACAGGTTGTGGGTCAACAGTTTTAGCTGCTGGATTTGGAGCAATAGTAGAGACTACAACTACATTACATACATATACATTTCATAGACTGACACCAAAAGCAACAGAGGTTACTACTGTTGCAGGGATAAGCGGTAACATAACAACTGTTGCTGGTATAAGTTCTAATGTTACTTCTGTAGCTGGTAATGCTACAAATATAAATGCTGTTGCTGGTAATAACTCAAACATTACTTCTGTAGCTGGTAACGCATCAAATATTAATAGTGCAGTATCAAACGCAAGTAATATTAACTCTGCTGTAAGTAATGCAAGTAATATCAATACTGTTGCTGGCTCTATAACCAACGTAAATAATGTCGGTGGTTCTATTACAAACGTCAATACTGTAGCTTCTAATTTAAGTAGTGTTAACAGTTTTGCTAACTTATATCGAATAGGAGCAAACAACCCTACAAGCAGCTTAGATGTAGGGGATTTATTCTTTAATACAACTGCTAACGAACTTAAAGTATATAACGGTAGTGCCTGGCAAGGTGGTGTTACTGCAACTGGTAACTTAGCTGGTCTTGGTACTAACACGTTTACTGGCGATCAGGTAATAAATAGTGTCAATGTAGGTAAAGGTGCAAACTCTGTTGCTGGTAACACTGTTCTTGGAGAGACAGCTTTAGATGCTTCTGTTTCTGGTGGAAATAATACTGCTGTTGGTAGGTCTGCTTTAGGAGCAAACACAACTGGAGCAAATAACACAGGAGTTGGTAAAGATGTACTGAAACTAAACACAACAGGTGGTTCTAACAGTGGTTTTGGAATTTTTGCATTACAAGCCAATACAACTGGACAGCAAAATACAGGTATTGGTGCAGATTGTTTAGGAAATAATACAACTGGTAATAGCAATACTGCTGTTGGTTATGAAGCAATGGAGGTAAATACCACTGGTTATTCCAATGTAGCAGTTGGTTATGAAGCACTCCATTCAAACACTACAGGACATAGAAACGTAGCTTTGGGTATTGAAACTTTAAGGTTAAATACTGAAGGTATTTACAATGTGGCTGTTGGTACTTATTCTTTAGATGCTAATACAACAGGAAATAATAATGTTGCTGTAGGTATGCACAGTTTAGGTGGCAACACTACGGCAAATAACAACACTGCTGTTGGTCATTTTGCGTTGAAGACAAACACAACTGGAACGCAAAATACTGCGGTTGGAGCAGATGCACTAGATTCAAACACAACAGGATCATTTAACGTGGCGGTTGGACATGATGCGTTACAGGCAAATACTACTGGAACTTATAACGTAGGTATCGGTCAAACTGCTTTAGGTGCTAATACAGGTGGTGGCAATACGGCTGTTGGCGGAGGTGCTTTAGAAGTTAATACAACATCTGGTTTTAACACTGCTGTTGGACATAACGCTTTAGCACGCAACACAACAGGAGGAATAAATACAGGACTTGGATCTTTTTCTTTATATTTAAACACCACTGGAGATAACAATACTGCTGTAGGTCATAACAGTTTAGGAAATAACACTACTGCTGATAATAATACTGCTGTAGGACATTATGCTTTAAATGCAAACACAACTGGGGATGGTAATACGGCTGTTGGAGGTTTAGCCCTAGATTCTAATACAACTGGAAATTACAATGTAGGTGTAGGTTTTAATGCGTTACAAAGTAACACTGATTCTTCACAAAACGTAGCTGTAGGTTATCAAGCCTTAAATACTTCTACTGCTGGTAATAATACTGCTGTTGGTTATAACGCATTAGTGGCTAACACAACTGGAGGATTTAATACTGCTGTTGGATCTGGTGCTTTAGACGCAAATACTACAGCTAATAATAATTCTGCCTTTGGTTATTTTGCATTAGGTTCTAATACAACAGGCACAGGCAATACTGCCTTGGGACAAAGTGCCTTAACAGCTAATACAACGGCATCTAATAATACTGCTGTCGGTAAGGACTGTTTAGTTTCAAATACTACAGGTGGAACTAATACTGCTACAGGAAGCCTAGCTCTTACTTCAAATACCACAGGGAATAGTAATACTGCCTTTGGCCATTTATCTTTACAAGAAAACACAACTGGAGGAGCAAATACAGCTTGTGGTTCTAGAGCGTTGCAAAATAATACAACTGCTGATAACAATACTGCACTTGGAAGAGATTCTTTAAGATTAAACACAACTGGAACAGATAATGTAGCTGTAGGAAAAGGTGCGTTAGATGCAAACACCACTGCTAGTAACAATACAGCAGTTGGAAACGCTGCATTAGCAGCAAACACAATTGGATCACAAAACGTAGCTGTAGGTGCTAATGCCTTAGATGCTAATACTGACGCATCACTATGCGTAGCAGTTGGGTATGAATCCCTAACAGCAAATACTACAGGTGTTTTTAATACTGCCGTAGGAGGAAAATCTTTACATAGTAATACAACAGCGGCTCGTAATACTGCTGTTGGTCATGTTGCATTAAGAGATAATACAACAGGTGCTAACAATACGGCTGTAGGTGATAATTCTTTAGCAGCAAACACAACTGGAGATCAAAACACTGCTGTCGGATCTAATTGTCTTGATTCAAATACAACTGGTGATGCTAACACTGGAGTAGGTCGGAATTGCTTAGAAGCAAATACAACCGGAGAGCATAATGTGGGAGTTGGTTTTAATGCCTTACAAGGTAATACTAGTGGAAATAGAAATACTGCTATTGGATTACAATCATTAGATGATAATACTACTGCGAATGACAACACAGCAGTCGGTTATAGATCTTTATATTTAAACACAACTGGAGATCTAAACACAGCCGTTGGAGCAAGTGCTTTATACTCGAATGTATCTGGAGATAGAATGGTTGCCGTTGGTTATGAGGCTTTATATAATTCAAATGTTAGTGCGGATACGTTTAACGTAGCTGTTGGTTATCAGGCTGGAAGGGCAACAACTACTGGATACAATAATACATTTCTTGGAGGAGAGGCTGGTAAAAATAATACAACTGGAATCAATAATGTTTGTATTGGAGTTAACTCTGAATCTGTATCTGGATCTTCAAGTAATCAATTCACATTAGGTAACAGTAGTACTACAACTTTGCGTTGTAATGATACAAGTATTGGTTCTTTATCAGACGAAAGAGATAAAACTGAAATTATTGATTTGCCGATAGGATTAGATTTTATAAATAAAGTTAGACCTGTAAAATTTAAATGGGCATCAAGAGATGGCAAGCAAGGTAAAGATGGCACTTATGAAGCTGGTTTTATTGCACAAGAATTTCAATCAGTAGAGTCTTCTACTTCTGTTGACTATTTAAATTTAGTTCTTGATGACAACCCTGATAAATTAGAAGCTAGACCTAATAAATTATTTCCAGTTTTAGTAAAAGCAATACAAGAACTCTCAGCAAAAGTCACAGCCCTTGAAGCAGGGTAAACTGTAAACAACAACTTTTTTTAAATCATGGAAGAAAAAACCGCAGATGAAATCGCAGCAATCTTCTCTGCTGCTGGTGATAGCGTAACTGTTATCAACACCGCAAAAACATCAGATGAAACTGATGATGAATACAAGGACAAGATCAAGCGTAATGTAGAACATCTTGAGATTATCAAGGGTTACAAAAAACTTGATGAAACTACTTCTATCTGGACATCTGAAGATTTTACAGCTATAGATAAAGCTATAGTAGATGGTAAAAAAGTTTACGAATAAATTATGACCAGATTAGAAGAACTACAACAAAGGCTACAACAACTTAGCCAGGAAAGAAGTCAACTATCTATTTCTTATAATCAGTTTACTGGTGCAATGATGGAGATCGAACGTCAGATTGCTGAGGAGCAACAGAAGATCGAATCATCGCTGCCATCAAATACAGAGGCATCAACCCCACGAGAAGAAACAGCATCATCAACGTAAGGGGTGCTGTTAATTTAACTAAAACCTCTTTTATCGTCAATGTCTGTAGGTGCTTTTCTTGCTGTTCGTTACATGAGATCACCTGAATTTGAACGTAACTTGAAAAATAAAATTATGGGTGATTTGAAAGATAAAATGGTAGATGAAATACCAAAACAGCTACCAAAATTTAGTGGGCCTTCTATACCTCTTTGATGGATATACCACAAATTGTTATACCGGAAATAAATATATCAACGATAAACATACCGCAACATAACGCTTATCAGATACTTAGCGTTCCTCTACCATCGCTAAAGCTACCTGGATGTGTAAAGTATCACAGAGATGCCTCTCCAAAGAATACAGCCCTTTATAATGATGATCCAACAGGTACAGTTATAAGTTGTCCATATGGTTCTATGCCTACATTTGAACCGATGTTATATGACAGGAGAAAAATAGAAATTGTAGAAACCAAACAGGAAGAAAAGAAAATATCTAATAAAGAACAACCTAAGTATGAACAGAAGAAACCAAAGTTACCTGAAAATAAAGAAGAAGAGTTCTTTA